TCATTCGAAGTACTTAGAACTATACTCAGTTAATAAATTAAGATTCAAGAAATTAGAACTTGAATTTAAAGTATTATTGAGAGACAAATTTATGCATTACAATGGTAAACTTACCCAAGCTGAAATGGACGCAAAGGGTTGGTCATATGATCCATTGAATGGACTTACGGTATTAAAAGGTGATATGGACAAATGGTATGATGCTGATCCATTAATCCAAGAACATCAAGCTAAAATGCATTATACGCAAGAAATGATAGACACACTAAAAGAGATAATGGAAAATGTCAAGTGGCGTCATCAGAATATTAAAAACATAATCGAGTGGAATAAATTTACTAGCGGGATGTAATGGAAAAAATTATAGTCAAAAAGAAGAATGAAGTCTTCCTCCATGTTGTGACCGAACCAGGGATAGAGATGGAGTTAACAGAACACTTTTGTTTCTTCGTTCCAGGGTATAAATTCATGCCAGCGTACAAAAATCGTATGTGGGATGGCAAAATACGCCTATTTGACTTAAGAAAGAAGGTGATATATGGTGGTTTATTCAAATATATCAAGGAATTTGCCCAAGCTAGAGGGTATGAACTCATTTGCGAAGACAATTCTATGTATGGAAGGCCCGATACTGAAGAATTGCATGATATAGAAAGCTTCCTGAACAGTCTGTCACTCTCTGTGAACGGAGTAGGTATAACACCCCGGTCGTACCAACTTGATGCACTGTCGAGGGCGCTACGGGAAAAGAAGTCATTGCTTTTAAGCCCTACGGCTTCCGGAAAGAGTCTGATCATATATCTGGCTATTCGATACCACTTAGAAATGAATCAAGGAAACGTACTGCTGATTGTACCTACAACGTCGTTAGTTGAACAGATGTATTCAGATTTTGGAGATTATTCTGGAACTGATGAGTGGAACGTAGGTGATAATTGTCATAAGATCTATTCTGGTAAAGAGAAGTATAACATAAAGCAAAGAGTTATTATTACTACGTGGCAGTCAATCTATAAAGAAAACTCTAATTGGTTTCAAGATTTTGGAATGGTTGTTGGAGATGAAGCTCATAACTTTAAGGCAAAGTCGTTGACATCTATACTAGAAAAATGTGTTAACGCTAAGTACAGGATTGGTACAACAGGAACCTTGGATGGATCACAAACACATCAGTTAGTACTCGAAGGTTTGTTTGGTCCAGTATTTAAGGTTACCACAACTAAAAAGTTAATGGAAGAGAATTCCTTATCACAACTAGACATATTTGTCTTGCTATTGAAGTATAGTGATGAGTATTGTAAGCTTGTATCTAAAATGAAATACCAAGACGAAATTGATTTTATTGTAAAGTACGAAGCTAGAAATAACTTTATAGCAAACTTAGCTATGGATCAAGAAGGTAATTCTCTGATATTGTTTCAGTTTGTAGATAAACATGGTAAACCATTACACGATTTATTAAAGAAGAAGTTCGATGAGCTTCCAAGAAATACGAGGAGATTATTCTATGTCTCAGGTGAGACCGATGTGGACACGCGGGAAGAGATACGAGCGATCACAGAGAAACAAGATAACGCGATCATTGTCGCTAGTATGGGCACTTTCTCTACAGGTATTAATATTAAGCGCTTACATAACATTATATTTGCTTCACCAAGTAAGTCTCAAATTCGGGTTCTGCAAAGCATCGGTAGAGGATTAAGAAAGTCAGCTGATGGTATAGATACTAAGGTATTTGATATTGCTGATGATTTACATTGGAAGTCAAAAAAGAACTATACATTATTACATGCTGCTGAGAGGATCAAGATTTATAGTAAAGAGAAATTTGACTATAAAATTCATGATATAAATATATAAATGGAATCTATTAATAAAATTGATATAAGACACTTTAAACTAACGAATAGCGAAGACCTCATTTGTTATGTCCAAAGTTCAAGTGAACACGCCTTTATCGTAGAACGACCTGCGGTCGTAAGGGTATCACCTGATGGTACTTTTACTTTTGGAGATTGGTTTCCCTTCTCTGATAAGAAGATCTATAAAATTATGAAAAGGTTCGTGATCAATCATACTGAAGTTGTTGAAGAGACCAAAGAGTCTTACATCAAGTATTCATGTCAAGATATGATTAGAGATGAGATTAATCGTGATCTAGAAGAGTATGAATTGGAAGGTGAATCGATGATTGAAGATGACATTAGAGATGAAGAAACCATTGAACCAACCATACATTAATTGTTGTATACCCCTAACCTCCCCGGTAACATCTATATTATATCATACTTTCGACCATTTGTAAACGTTTAATTCACCTAATAGTGAAAAAAAATAAAATAAAATAATTGTTTACATTTGACCCAAACTATGATATAATATTACATTATTAGGAGATATAAATGACCACTAAAATCAAACCAAAAGCTAGGCCACACTATGTCAATAACAAGGAATTCTCATTAGCAGTAGTTGAGTACGTTAAGACCGTAATAGAAGCTAAATCTAAAGATGCTCAAATCCCTAAGGTTCCAAATTACGTTGCTGCATGTTTCATGAAAATATCTGAAGGACTGTCTCACAGACCGAACTTCGTTCGGTACACTTATAGAGAAGAGATGGTAATGGATGGTGTTGAAAACTGTCTAAGAGCTATTAATAACTATAAGATTGAAACTGCTACTAGAACCGGTAATCCAAACGCATTCTCGTATTTTACTCAGATTTGTTTCTTTGCATTTATAAGACGTATCACTAAAGAGAAGAAGCAGCAAGAAATCAAGTTTAGATACATTGAAAGAATGGGTATTGAAGATTTTACTGCTATGGGTATGGATGATAATGGAGCTGCTCAAACGTTAGAATATGTAGATACCTTAAGGCAGAGGATCGATCAGATTAGAACTAAGGATGCTAAGATTAAAGAGTTTGCGAAGATCGAAAAAGAGAAAGAAAAACTAGAATTGTTTATGGTGTAATTATGAAAGTTGCTATATTGAATGATACGCATTGTGGCGTAAGAAACTCGTCTGATATATTTTTAAACTATCAGGAGCGTTTTTATGAAGAGATCTTTTTTCCATACCTAAAAGAGCATGGTATTACAAACATTTTACATTTAGGAGATTATTATGAGCATCGCAAGTTTGTTAACTTCAAGGCGCTTAATGCTAATCGTAAACACTTTCTTGAGCCTATGCGTGATCTTGGTATTACAATGGATATTATTCCTGGCAACCACGATGTATATTTCAAGAATACAAACGAATTATGCTCACTCAAAGAACTACTTGGCTACTTCACATCCAACGTTAATATTATAATGAAACCTACCGTCTTAGATTATGACGGTTTAAAGGTTGGTGTATTACCTTGGATTAATAGCGCAAACTATGAAGAATATACTAAATGGGCTATGACATGTAATGCATCTATTCTTGGAGCTCATCTTGAGTTAAAAGGATTTGAGCTTATGGCTGGTATAACTAATCCTCATGGTATGAACGCTGATATCTTTTCTAGATTCGAAAGTGTATTAACTGGTCATTTTCACACAAAATCTAGTCAAGGAAATGTTCATTATCTTGGTAATCAGATGGAGTTTACTTGGTCTGATTGTGATGATCCTAAGTACTTCCACATCTTAGATACTGAGACTCGTGAAGTTACACCAGTGCGTAATCCCATTACTATGTTTAAAAAGATAGTATACGATGATGCTAAAACTGATTATAATACTATTGATGTTTCAGAGTTTGAACATAAATTTATTAAGCTTATCGTTGTAAACAAAACTGATCTTTATATGTTTGATCGTTTTGTTGATAAATTACAAAGCATTGAAACGTATGAACTTAAAATCGCTGAAACCTTTGAGGAGTATCTTGGTGACAGCGTGGAAGATGAAAAGGTATCATTAGAAGATACTGGAGTCTTACTTGATACTTATGTCGACGCAGTTGAAACTGATTTGGATAAAGACCACATCAAAGTCGAATTAAGAAAACTATATACTGAAGCACAGAATCTCGAGGTCGTATGATACATTTTAAAAGCGTCAGTTGGAAGAATTTTCTTTCGACTGGCAATGATACAATTAAAGTACAGCTAGATAAAACAGCATCAACATTG